CGTTAAAAAGTATGGGAATTTTGAAACTGTTGATCCGGAGGGGTCCGCAACATTAAAGCAAATTCCGTATCTATTCGCAGTGTCCCTGGCGAAAGTTCTTGATCCAGGATCTGTGGCAAGAGAAGGCGAAGTTGAGGCAGCCAGAAAGTTTGCCATTCCGATGGGGACAACTCCTGTATCTGTTGGCTTCAATAATCCGCTCACAGGCCCAACCACAGCAACGACACTCGCTGCGATTAAGAGCATGAGGACGAGACTGAAGGCAAGGGCTGAAGACTATAAGAGCATTGCCGGAAGAACCGTTGAGTTGCCCAAGTCGAACTTGGACGATCAATCGCAGGGCCGACAAGCCGGACAGGCTGGGCAACAACAGCAGATGCCACAACAACCCGCGCAACGCCCAATGAATCCTACAGGATTTGGCGGATACGATCCTCGCACTCGCAAGGTAATTCAAAACCGCTAGTCGGTCATGGCCGACGAAATCATCCAGGACCCATTGGAGGCAGCAAATTATTTGCTGCGCCAGTATCGCGACAATCCGAACTTTGAGTTCACGCAAGAAGAAGCGTCACTAGTCCACAACGCATACCAAGGCGGAGTTTCATTCGTCGACTCCAAGCCTGTTATGGATGAGGCGTCGACCTCGTCATTTCTAAGATCTCAGGACGAATCCGATCCTACATTTGTAGCTAGCGAAGAAGAATTCTCCATTTTGAAGGCTACTGAGCCAGGGGCAATGAGCAGAATTGGTGGGGCAATGGCTGGTGCCGCGGAATATTTTGGCCCTGTAATTAAAGAAGGCATCCCTGAGCTAATCAAAACGGCATCGATGCGTGAGCCAAGGCCGGGCGATCCTTCTCTTCCGGCTACACTGCTTGAGGCCGGGGCCAGGGGAACTGTTGACCTTGGAACCATGGCAGTTGGAGCGTCTAAATTTATTGAAAAGGCTCCATTCATGGCGGCCGGAGCGCTCGGGTTGCAGGACGACTACAAGTCCTACCTAAACCAGAAGACGATCGACCAAAACTATCAGATGCAGGCGATCGACAAGATGAATGCCGAAAGGGCTCAGGGGAAAAGCATTATCGGATTGCCGGAAGGAACGTTTGCACCAAAAGCCGCGGAGGCCGCGAGCATGGTACTAGATCCTACGCTCGCAGTTCCATTCATTGGGCCTGGAGCCAAGGCAACCGGAGTTGCCGGAAGAGGATTAGGCGCCACAACTAAAATCGCCGGAGGGATTGAGACAGCGGCCCGGGCAACAGGCGGAGCCATTGATCTTGGAGTTGAAAAGGTTGGACAAGGCATCCAGCGCGTTCTCCCTGGCGTAACTGCGCCAAAGACTGCAGGAGCAATCGCCACAGGAGCGGCCGCAATAGGCATCCCCGGGGCATTCCCAATCGGAGCCAAGGTTGCCGGAGTTAGGGCCGGGGCGGAGATCGCTGAACGCGGAGCCCAGGCAGTGCGAATCGCCGGGGAAGAGGCGATGACAGGACCGTCCAGGATGACCGTCATGGAGCGCGTCGCGAAGAACCAGAAGAATCCTGAGTGGCTTAGAAAGGCCGCGAACACCTCGATCGTATCTTCTCCGATCACGCAAGGGGCCGCGGAACTTGGCTTGGAGACAGGCAAGGGCGCTGTCAAATCTGCGGCCGTCGGCGCAGGGTTGGGCTATGTCGCGTCAGGCGGGGAAGAGGAAGGAATCGGAGGTGGATTGGTTATTGGAGGAGGTCTTGGAGGAATTGGCGGAGCGGTCAAGGGAGTCGCAGCGATCCCGGCAAAGAAGGCGCTCGCAAAGCAGGGTGACGTCAACAGATTGTTTGCAAGGCAGGCGGATCTTGGCCTAGACGTAAACAAGATTGCCGACTATGTCCGCAAGGATAATCGTCCATTCCTAGACGCCGCGACTCTCCAGATGATGGCTCCTGACGTCCAGGTTGAATTCCATAGTCGCGATTCATTCATGATGCCAGAGAATGCCGGGATCAACGCGGCCGGAGTTGTCAAGGGAGTGCAGGACAGGAGCGGAAAATTCAGACTGCTGATTAACATGGACGACAAGAGGTCTACCGGAGACACGGTGAGACATGAGATTTTACACGCAATTCAGAAGTCCCCGGCAATTAATAAGTCCGAGGGTCGTATGGCAGTTATGACTGAATACGGTGAAGAAGGGCTTCGCAGGAGAGGGAACGAGTACGCCAGGAAACTTCTGGAGGGCGAGCGCCAGGGAAGAGGCACACCAACCGAGGCTGAAGTGCGAGCCAAGGCGAACGAGCTACGAGAAGCGTCTCAGCGGTCCGAGCCTGGCGCCGGGGATCTCGATTGGATCGCGGACGAGGTCCTGGCGGAGCAGTTTGTTGGCGAGTCCCGCGGTAGGGATCTTGACTCACTTCGTCGCAGAACCTTGCCAGGAACGAATCTTCTATCTCTCCAGGAAGGATTCTTGGCCCCTGTTGGAAGGCTTTTGAATAAGTTCGGGATCGATACGACAGGGCCTAAGCCGACGAATATTGACACGCTATTCAAGGATAACCCCCTGGTTCCATCCAAACAACTTCGTGAATTGACCGCAAGATGGTTCCGGGACCGCGACAAGTATCTTGACGGACTAGAGAAGGCAGAGAAGCAGAAGGACGTGACGCTAGTTCCTGGGCCGGGCAACAGGAACCTGGCGAACAATCCAGCGATCCAGTTTACTCGCAACAGGAAGACAAATCTTGAGGAGAACGATTTTGCTGTCAGGTTCCCGGACGGCACTGTCCGAGCCAAGGACCCGGCATCGATCCTGGCAGTTGACAAGGCCCGGGTAGCGGACGTTGGGCGCCTCTACAATCCTGACGCTGTCCTTGAACGCGGGAGCCCTGAGTTTGGCGTCAAAATTCAGTCCGACGGCAAACCATACGTCGGAGGCAATACGTTGCCAGAGGGATTCTTCAGTCTCGACAGTTTTAATGATTTCACAAAGGAAGTAGCCAAGGCCCTTCAAGATAGTCGCAAGGAAGGTAAGACATATTCTGTCTGGTACCAAAAGGTCGGCACAGGCGAGGATGGTAGCTGGGCTCAGTCTGTTAAGCGCGGACTAGGCAACATTAAGGTTGGACAATCCGAAATCGCGTTCCTGGGTTGGCGTCTATCTAAGGCCGGGAACATCCTGGCCCAGGCAGTGGACATATCTGCTCTGCGCGGTCGCATGCTTGATTTTGCCAGGAGTGGCAAGGGCCGGATCAACGAGGTGTGGGGCGGAGACCTGGCGTCCTACGAGAAGGACGTCATGCAGTACCTGGACAACCATGCCAACGAAAGGCCCGGGGAGACAGGGATCGGTATCGATAAGCGCAACGCGATCAACTACCTATTCGGCATCACAAACATTGCCAACAAAAATGCGAATCCCATGTACGCAGCCGAAGGACGCCCCCCGGGGAGCCTGGTAAAATCCTATCGCCTAGACCGTATCGCCAACTCTCGCGATACCGGGCGCACAGGATTCTTCTTCGACTACCAGAAGCAGGCTGCGAACTTGGCGCCTGGAGATGTGTCGCTCCAGAAGGCTATTCGCGACAAGATGCCAAGACTTGCCACTCCGGAGCAAGTAAAGGCAATTATTAAGCCAGGCCAGACTCGCGGGGTGAACGAGGAGGATATTAAGTGGTCAGGAATTAATGAAGAGATTGATAGACTTGCAAGTGAAAACGCAGGGAAAGTACCAAGAGATAAGCTGGAAGAATTCCTGGCTGGAAGGGGCAAGGTCCAGCTTGAAGAGACAAGATACGGTTCAGCAAAAGGCTCAAAAACTGCCTTAAACGAGCAGGACATTGTAAGACTGAATGAGCTTGAGGTTGCAGATTCAGCTAATCCCCTGGGAGGAATGGACGACGAGATGGGCGATGGTGCCTACGGAGAGATGATGGATTTACAGAATCGTCGCGACAATATTTCCACATCCAGCCAACTCACAAGGATGGCAATGGCTGCAGAAGAGGAAGCAAGGGCATTCCTAAAGAATTCTCCAACAAATCTTGGGAAAATCGGTGAAAGCAAGATTTACGAAACTTTTGATCGCATGATGAAAAAAGCAGAGCACTTGAACGCAAGGGCAGAGCAATTTGATAGGGCCTCAGTATCAGGGAATGCGCCAAGGTTTGGAGGGTACACGATCCCTGGAGGAAAAAATTACAGAGAAGTTGTGCTTTCTAAAAAGAAGGAGTCGGGAGTCAGGGGAGAAGGACCGTATAAAATTGAATTCAAGAACGCGCAAGATGCGGACGATTTCCTCACAGACATAAGCGCAGCCGGGCTTGATGAGTTGGATTACGGAAGAATTAGCGGTGACGATATCTCGATGAACGACAGGGTGGTTGAATTTAATGATACCGTCACGCAGGAAATTGTCGACATGGCGAGAAAATACGACGCAAAACTCCCGGAAGGCCCGATCGAAAAAGCATACATATCGAAACATTACCCAAAGGTTACTGATTATATCGCGCACATGCGCCTGGACGAAAGACCAGACTCCGCCGGACGCGATGGGTTGTTCATTGAAGAGATTCAAAGCGATAGGCACCAGGAAGGAAGAAAGTACGGATATAAAGAGGATGATAGTCTGGTAAAATTAGAAAATGAATTCAGAAAGAAGTACGGTGATCCAATTGAATTTGACAAGTTAAGCAGAGAGGATCAAACGAGATGGTACAGGGCAGAGGGAGAGAGCAAGATAGATCCGTACAAAAGCGTACCGGACGCACCGTTCCGGAAAGATTGGCCGATTCAAATGTTCAAAAGGGCCCTGGCCGAAGCAGTTGACTCAGGGAAGAAATGGATTGGATGGACGGTAGGCGCAGAGCAACAGGAAAGATACCCTGGCATGGCCGAAAACAGCAAGGCTGGAATGGCAAAGTTTTATGACGAAATGTTGCCATCCGAGATCGGCAAGTACATGAAGCAGTACGGAGCCCCTGTAGAGAAGTCGTCCATAACAAACGACCGTTACTATGTAATAACCCAGGATGGCAGGACGTTGCCAATGGACGGCAAGAAAAGCGCAATGGAATCAATGAAGTCAAATCCTGGCTCAAGAATTGTGGAGCCGGATAAAATTCCAATGTGGAAGATTGATATTACCCCAGAGGTTGTCGCCGGGGTTCGTAAGATGCAGGAGATGGAGAAAGAGTTTTCCGGTACTGCCAAGAATGAACCAAAGTTTACTAGCTTAATCGGTGGCGAGGAGCAGAAGCAGTTTGCGCCTGCCAGTCCGGAAGAGATAAAAGACGAAGAGTTTTGGGTCAGTCAGAGGAATCCAAAGGCAGTAAGGGCAACAGAGAATCCGCTAACAGAGAAGCTGACGATTGGCCTGGACGTAATCCTAAAAGACAAAGAACTAGCAAAAAAACAGGCAGATCTCATTAAGAAGTATCCTGGCTTTAGCCCAAAGAGCAAAACGACCGAAGGAATCCTTGGTGAATTCGTCGATCACGTTAAGGGCAATCTTTTATACCTTTACGACTCTTTTAAGCCGGAACTGCGCGAAGAGGCAAAGAAGTGGTACGACGGAGCCAGGAAGATTTCTGAGGAGTGGGCTGGCAAGTATGGCACTAATACTAGGCAGAATGCCGGGGTGCTCGCAGTCCTATCGCCCCAGAAGGATTGGTTTATGAATGTATCCCTGGCAAACAGGGTTATCGACATTAATACCAATAAGTCGAAAGAAGTATTTTCTCAAGAAATGTTTAACTGGCTGAAGTCTGATCCCAAAAGAGCGATCCTGGCAAAGGCCGCGAAGAAGAATTTGTTGGGGAAGAGATATGATCAGATCAGCGACACATTTGACAAGGCAGTGTTTTTAAGGGCCTGGGACGAGGTAAACAATTCCAGGTCATTCGACGTTTACAGTCCGAACGGACAGACTCTTGGCAAAAAGCTCAACGACGACGGAAGCGAAGGGAAGGTGGCATGGGGATCGTTCCCACAGATCGAGAAGGGCATTAGCATTCTTGGGAATGGCGCAAGGGAAAACATCCACAACCAGCTTGGCGAAGAGCATAAAGTCAGGAACTTCTTCAACAACATTCTCCAGCCAAATTCCAAATTTGGAGACGTCACAATTGATACGCATGCAGTCGCGGCCGGGCTACTCCGGCCCCTGTCCGGTGGGTCTACGGAGGTACTTCACAATCTTGGCGGAGGACCCTCTTCTAAAATCGTCGGCGCCTCTGGTACCTATGCACTATTTGCCGAGGCTTACAGGAACGCAGCGAAGGAGCGAGGGGTGCTCCCGCGGGAAATGCAAAGCATCACCTGGGAGGCAATCCGTGGCCTATTCAAGCCGACGTTTAAGGGCCAGGCTAAAAATAAAGCATTTGTCGACGACGTGTGGTCGAGCTATACTAAAGGAAAGGTAAAAATAGATGAAGCAAGAGACACAATCAGCAAATTCGCAGGAGGAATTGAAGACCCTAGCTGGGCAAGACGGAGCGGTCAGGTTCCTACTGAGGGAGGGACTGCCACTAACGCGGGAGAACTACCTGAGCGTGGCGTGGCCCGACAGGACGGTGACGGACGAACTGGACGCGGAGTTCGAGGCGCAACTGCCAGAAATGTTCAGACTCAAGACCTCGAATCAGCAGTAAAGTCTAGGCTAATTAAAAAACAACTGGAGGCTAAAAAATGACCTCACTCGACGTCAGTATCTCCAAACCTAGAAATAAAACCTCCGTAGGCTCCCTTGGCGTCGACAATGCTTCCATTCCTTGTGAGGTATCCAGCGTAGTTTCCGGAGGCGTCGGAGAGATTCCTGTTCCTAAAGATGGAACCACCGTATTCCCCTGTGGATGTACTGTAGGAAGTGCGGTAGACGGAACCACCGTAGTTCCCGGTTGCATCTGTGAGATCCCCGGCGAAACAACGACTGAGTGATAATGCTGTAACCAATAGGATTTTCTTCATGGCAAGCATTCTAACACAGATCCCGGAACTAAGCGCAAGCAGAATTTTTACCCCATTTGGGGCCGGGGAATTTGACAGGCAAAACGCATCCAGGCAAATGCAGGAGCCACAGAGGGCGGGGTGGACGGACGAGAAGGGCCAGCGCCTGGTCGCAATGTCTGAGCGCATGCGGTCGGCTGCGACGATGGATGATATCCGGGCAGAAACAGCGCAAAGAGCAATGGAGGACGAAGTGACTAAAAACATTATGCAAGACCAAAACCTAATCGGACCGAAGGTCCCGAAGAACGAATACGACTCAGCCCTGGCAACAGTTGACATGGAGGCCAGGAAGGACAAGTCCGGGAACGTCATGGTCTACAATCTCCCTTCCGGGGATATGGGCGGGAGCTACGAAGTCGCCGGGATCAATGACAAGTACCACCCCGCGGCCGCACAGATGCTGAAGAATCTTCCTCCTGGAGAACGCCGGGACGCAGCTGCCAGGTACGTCGTAGAATATACTAAGCCCTTCACGTCTAAACTTCCCGAGCCTTACCGGCCCTTCTTCCAGGACCTGGCATTCAACCGAGGGGTAGGAGGGGCGACAAAGTTCCTGCAACGCGCGATTGGGGTGAAGGATGACGGAGCGCTTGGGCCTCAGACGCTCAAGGCCCTGGAGGGATTAAACCCATCAGAGGTAATGAGGAACGTTTCTGTCGAGCAGATGACCTACGAGAGAAGGCTTGCGGAACAGAACCCGGAACGTAAAAAGTTCCTCAATGGTCTTCAAAACAGAGTCTCGAACAGATATCGACTTTTCGGGAATGCTCCAACCGGGTAATCGTCAGACAGGAGCGGTTGGAGTTGCCAGGGTAATTGCAGGACTCCTCGCTTCCGGGTGGAACGTGTTGACCCCATTCGAGGACAACGCCGGGTACGATATTGTCGCGGAGAGGAATGGGATATTCAAAAGAATCCAGGTTAAGTCTTGTGGCGCCCCGCGGTTGCACGACAGTGGCAGAAGGGGCCCGAGCTACAAGTTCAGCACCGGGCGCGGAGTCGATAAGAGGCAGTACGGCAAGTGCATCGATCTAATATTCCTGGTTGCGCTGGACAAGGATTTGCTGTGGGTATTTGATTCAAGAAAATTAAAAGCAACTTGCACCGCATCTCCAGAAGATTCTATTGCCTGGATGAGTTTATCTAAAATATAACAAGTCAAGCTAATTAAAGTTTCCCAAAAATAATGTATTGACCCGACTGCCGTGTTTCGGCAGAGTCCGGTGATCTTGAAACAAGGAGGTCACCATGGGCGGAGGAAAGATGTCACGCAACAAGGGGAAACGCGGTGAGCGCGAGGTATCAAGCCTGCTCAGTGAGGCTGGATGGAAGGCTAGGCGCGCCCAGCAGTTCTGCGGGTCGCCGGATGGGGGAGCTAGTGATGTACTGGTCGAATCAGAATTCTGGCCCTACCACGTCGAGGTCAAGTACTGCCAGCAAACCAAAATTTACGATTGGATGCAACAATCTTCCAACGATTCAAAAACTGGTAAGACGCCTATCGTCTGTCATCGAAGAAATCAAACCGAATGGCACGTCACAATGAAATTTAAGGATTGGATCGATTTAGTGAACAATAGTCTTCCGATCGTGTTGCCAGCAGTCACACACGCAAAAGACATTCATCAGACTTCACCTCAGATAAACCCAAATAAACCATAAAGGAGACACACATATGGCACTAGTATTGAGCGAAAACACAATGAAAGAAAGACCCCTGGTAGAGGCGGGAGCGCATCCTGCAATCTGCTATTCGGTCATTGACCTCGGAACCCAAAAGAGCACCTACCAAGGTGAGACGAAGGAGTTGAAGAAGATCCGGATCGCGTTTGAGATCTGCGACCAGAACGACGACTTCGAGCAAGTAGAGAATGGTAAGGTCACCATCATCAAAAAGCCGTTGGTCTGTTCCGCGGAATTTACCGCGTCGATCGGACCGAAGGCGTCGCTTCGGAAATTCGTTGAAGGCTGGCTAGGATCGGCGCTCAACGCCAAGCAACTCGCCTCATTCAAGGTGACGGACTTTCTTGGGAAGTCGGCACTGCTCAACGTAGTTCACAAGGTTAGCCAAGTATCCGGCAAGACCTACGCTGCGATCGGATCGGCATCCAAATTGCCCAAGGGCATGGTCGTTCCTGAGCGCGTAAACAATCTTGTCTCATACGAGATTGAACAGGGCCAGGGTGGCGAATTCCCTAGCCTGCCCAAGTGGCTCCGGGAGAAAATCCTGTTGTCGAAAGAGTTGATCGGGACCAAGTCTCCAGAGTCGTCCGACGACGGAGCACCGTTCTAATGGCACTGGAACTCTCCACTCATTCGGAAACGCCGACGAGATTAGTGTCCGCGGAATTCTCCGCGCACTGGTACTCGACTGACGGAGAGGCTTACCACACGGTCCCGGACGCGTCAGGATTTGACCGTCCTACGACGCTCCGGGACGTGAGGAAGTTAGCCAAGGAAGGAATTGATTTGCTTCCGTCGGTCACTTCGGTGATCAAAGTGAAGGATGCCCCCCAACTGAATGCATGGAAAATAACTCAAATCCTACTCGCAGCCGACGAGCGCCCGAGACTTCCCGGGGAAACCCTGGAAGATTGGGCCTCGGCAGTTGAGGAGTTGAGCAAGGCAGTAACTAAGAAGGCGTCGAACCATGGCACTGCCATGCATGACGTGCAGGAGAGACTGCTACCACTGCTACGCGAGAAGAAGGAGCCTGTATCCGTAAAGGATATTGAGATTCGCGAGGATCTACTGCCCTTCGCGGAGCACATGGTGAAGTGGATCAACTCCGAGGTCGTCTCCTCCCATTGGGAAGAGAAAGTGCTGGTCGGTGCTGGATACGCCGGGAAGGCGGACGCGCTGATCGATCACTGCGAGTATGGCACATGCCTAATCGATCTGAAAAACAGATCGTTCGACCCGGATAAGGTCACAGCATCCAGGCGCCCGGTGTACCCACACGACGCGATGCAACTAGGGGCCTATAGGAAGGCCCTTGGCAAAGAAGTGCACTGCATGTCGGTGATCCTGTCGTCGAAGACTCCGTCCGCCCCATACGTTCACAAGTGGAGCGAGCAGGAGTTGGAAGATGGCTGGAGTGCTTTTCAGCACTGCCTGGCACTGTGGTGCTTTGACAAGAAATTCAAACCCAAAGGTGTGGCTTAAAAGGAGGAAAAAATGAAACCAGGACTATACGCAAACATTCACAAGAAGAGGGCCAGGATTAAAGCTGGCTCGAAAGAGAGAATGAGGAAACCCGGCTCGAAGGGAGCGCCGACCGCGAAGGCGTTTGAGAGGTCAAAACTAACAGCAAAGGAGGTTGGTTATGGCCGATAGTCCAGCATGGCAAAGGGCCCTGGGTAAAAACCCGGAAGGTGGGCTGAATGAGGCCGGACGTCGTAGCTACAATCGGTCTACAGGCGGGAACCTAAAGGCCCCGGTCAGCAGGAAGCAGGCTGCCCGATCCGAGACCTCGGCTGCGAGGCGCAAATCTTTTTGTGCTCGCATGTCGGGCATGAAGAAAAAGTTGACGTCGGCCAAGACTGCTCGGGACCCTAACAGCAGGATCAATAAGAGCCTGAGAAAGTGGGACTGTTAATATGGAATCAATCATGGAGGCAATCGATTCGCTAGGCACAGCAGTCCGCGAGCTCCAGGAGGGGCTCCCGGTCAAGGATCATACAGAACCAACGATCGAATACGTAGCCACCTATGCGAGCGGCGTGATCAGAAAGATCATGAACCGCGGGTCAAACAAGTCTAGGTTTGGAGAGTGGTTCCACAAGAACTCACTCCGCTACAACTCGGACCGGGCGATTGCCCACATGACCCGGGCGATGCAACAGATCGATGGCAACGTGTCTTCTCCGGACGGTTCCGGCGAGACGTGCATCGACCATCTGGAGCGCGCACTGGTCCGAGCCGTGTTCACGCTCTACAAGGCAAAGGAAGGAAAGATACGATAATGGCTGGGCGCATCATCGAATTGATATTCTTAATCGGATTGGTCACAACGATCGTGATTGTACTTGCACCAGCAGTTTGGGTGACCATGATCGCAATCGATAAAATTGATAAAATCCGTGACGACAAATAGTACCAGCATCCATATCGGGCCGAAGACAAAGACCTGGGAGGACCCTCTCGCAGTGTTTCTTCACAAGGACGAGTCGACCAGGATGGAGCGCATCATGGAGTATCTGTCATGGGAAAATTATCGGCTGCATCAGATTATTCAGAGATTCATGGACGAGAGGAAGGCGACATGACCTACGTCCAGTGGGGCGAAAGATACTACGCGGTCACTTCCAACGGAGATGTGTTTGATTCTACCGGGAAGCTGACGATCATCCCGGAGGGATTAAAGAAAGCAATTAAGGAGGTAGGCATCCATGAAGAGGCAAATAGTAACAGTTAGTTGCCAGTTGCCGGAATGGTTTGAGAAGCATTCCCTCCCAAGGATGGAAGAATCATCTAAGCGGTGGGACGCAAATCTTGTGGTCATTAAACCAGAGAAGCCGATCGGACTGCTAGCCAAAATGTCGCTAGTCGATGCGGTGCAGAATGCTGACAGAACCCTATTCGTTGACAGCGATGTATTGATCTCGCGCGAGTGCGTAAACCCATTCGAGACTTTTCCCCAGGGACACTTCTATGCCTGCGCCGACGCGCCTCACGGTGACCAGCTACATTGGGGCCGGGCCAACGAGATGATCCTATCTCAGGCAATGCTCGGATCGGTCAAGTGGACCCAGGGCTATTTCAACACCGGGGTGATGGTTTGCGACAAGCAACACGCAGGCGCCTGGGCCAATTTCGTATACGCACCGTTCGCGTTCCCGGAGCAGACCTTCACTAACTACCGGGCCAGGATGCTCGGTTACTCCATTCGTTTCCTGAGTTGGGAATGGAATGCGATGGAGATCAATACCCCGAAGGACAAGAAGCAGTCAGACGGATTCATGCCACACGCAGCCGGGATCTACGGAGACGACCGCGCGAAGTGGATTGAGGAAATGGACAAGGTACTACCATGAGAATATTGACACTAAAAGATCCCATGATGTTGGACGATCGTTTGCATCATCCACACGATTCAATCGTAGTACCGGACGAGGTCCGCGGGGTTCCTGGCACACACGCTGACGCGTACACAATTCCGTACCGGGTTGGTTGCGCTTCCGGAGGATATGCCTGCCTGTACCGCGGTGGAGCGATCGGGGATCAGTTCATCGCTATGGGCATAGCCAGGGCCATGCAACACTACGAGGGAGACGGAAGGATCGAGGCTTACGTTCCGCAACGGCACTTGCCACTGTGGGAAGGATTCGCCGGAGTCAGGGTCATGCCGTTGGCTCCTACGATTGCCACCTGGAAGTCTTACAAGGGCCACGTATGCCTGGACGATATCCTATCAAAGACAGCGCACCTGGACGGAAACGTTTACGACTACGTCTACAGATCCTGGGGCGTCGAGGTCGACGACAACTTTAAGAAGCCTTACGCAAAGCTACTGGACAAGGACCAGAACGAGCTTGCCGACATTGGATTTCATCCGGAAGGACCGTTCCTGCTCTATTCGATCAGCGGATCTAGCCTGTGGAAGAGCTACCCAACATACGAGGCGGGGCTGTTCATCAAGTCGTTCCTAAAGGAGAACAAGGATTGGCAAGTCGTAGCAGTGGGCCATGACGATCCTCCCCTGTCCATCACGCATCAGAGGCTCATCAATCTCCAGGGAAGACTACGCAACGTCAGGACGCTAATGCATCTGGCCGCGCGTTGCGACATGGCAGTTTGCCCGGAGTCGGCAATCATGCACATGACAGCGATATTCGACGCTCCAACCGTTGGACTGTACGGACCCTACGGACCTGAGCACACGTCGAAGTACTACAAGTATGTGAAGCCAATCTTTCCTAAAGATGTTTGTCCCCACGCCCCATGCTCGGTGTACGAGCAACCCAAGGACAAATGTAAAGACGCGGTCAACGCAATACAGGGAGAACCCAAATGGTGCAACGTTCTAAAGTCAATCAAGCCAGAAGATATCCTGGCAAAGACAAAAGAAATCCAGGCAAACCTAAAACAGATCTAATCAGAATCGTTTCTGAGAAGAAAGTTGTTTGCTACGAATTAAATCTTGATGTTGACGATGATGTGTACGAATCAATCGTTGAGGCCGGGCGCGTCCATATCGCTAACGACAAGGAAGCACTGTTCCAGTACGCGCTGAAGACCGCGCTCAAGGAGATAGCAAATGGATAACTTCAAACAAAAGATCCTTACAGCAGTGTGCGAGCCGGACGTGTTGACTGAGCACCAGTGCAACATGATCCGCGATGACGCCCAGGTCATAGGCATGAAGAGATCTCACATCATGAATAAGGACGGAACAACCCGGGCCGCGTTCACCAGGACATGCTCGTCGTGTTGGGTGCCGTTCGCGGAACATTACAAGTGGCTATACGAAGTGGTGAGGAACATGGCCGGGGATCTAAACCAACAGCACTACAGGCTAGACATTACCGGGATGCAACAACTGCAGATTCTGCGCTACAGGCCCGGGCAGTTTTTCCTGCCACACTTCGACTGCTTCGACGGCAGCGATCGCAAGCTAACGATGGTGATCAACCTATCAGATCCATCAGAGTTTCTCGGCGGAGGATTGCGGGTTGAGTGTGATTTGCATAACGCCAAGGATGTTAAGAAGCGGGGATCGGCAACTATGTTTCCTACCTACATAAAGCACCAGGCACTGCCAGTGTTCTTTGGCTCTAGGTGGGTCCTGGTCGCCTGGCTAACCGGGGGGCAGTGGAGATGAACGGTTGGTTCGCAATTATTGTTTGGGTAGTTGTTTTTGGATTGATGGCAATCTACTGCGACAAGCTAACAAAATGAGAGCACTAGCCTGGACTTTTTATTGGATAGGAGATTTGATCTCGAGGACGATCATGCGGTTTGGATATGGGTATTCGATATACAATAGGGTCATGAACTGGTCTCTTAGCCTTGACAAGGATGAGTCGGTTTGGAAGAAGATTAAGAGCGAATCACCTTGGAAGAAGTAAAATGACACACGCAGCCAACCTTCCGCGCCACCTATACGTCAAGGTCGACATGGCGTTTGTGTCGGACGGTGAAAAGCAAGAGATAGAAGACGCTGTCTGGTTTGGACTGACCGCGATCCCTGGCCGGGCCTGGGGATGCACTGTCATGCTCAAGTGTGGAGCGATCTACCGCGGACTTCCACTGCATGCCTTGGCTCACGGCGACATTGCGATCATGGATTGGGATCTCAACGACGCGCAGAGGTGGGACTGTTTCGGATGGAACTTTGTGACGATCGAGTACGAGTATCTGATGGGCCTATCGTGTAAGGTGTGGATCGCCAGCAAGAAGACATGGGAGGTCGGGCGCTACATGTTTACCGCGGAACCTTACGGAGACGGATTCTCCATGGCCCCGGAGCAGACCAAATCGCATCACTTTATCAAGCTGAACAACGGACGCATGACCGCGGTCCCGGGCAACAATGTTCTATGGAACGAGTCGAGCTTCACTACTCCAGGCGAAAAGCCTAAGTGGCTGCGCGGACAGCGCGAGACCTGGCACGGCGAGGGGGCGACCTGGGACGACGTAGTGGGGGAGGAGACAGCATGAACGACCTAATCGAAGAACTAATTGAAATGTACGGAGAAGAGGCGGAGAACATGGTGCTGGCCGATGGACTCGACAAGGCATTCGTCGGCGTTGCCTTTACGTTCGGGGAAAAGATCCGGGCAGTGTACGACATTGACAAGGTGATCGAAGAGCTCCAGGAGCAGGGAATGTCTTACGAAGATGCTCAGGAATTTTTTGATTATAACATTGCCGGATCGTATGTGGGTGAGCAGACTCCGATCTTCATGCACTCAATGTCGGTAAACAAATAACAGAAAGGATACATATGCCATTAGGAAAGAACGTATCGAAGAACATGCGGGAACTGATGAAGGATAACAAAAGGAAGGGCAAGGAGCGCGGGGCCGGAGGCAAGGCCCGGAGCTTTGAACAGATGGTCGCGATCGCACTCAACGCAGCTGGCAAGAGCAAGAATCGGTGAGTTTGGCAAACACCATCAAGTGGCAACGTGATATCCTCGAAGCAACCAGGAGGATGCTCATTGTGCAAAGAGATGCGTCGGACCATACCCACGCTCCGTCAGTCCGGCAGATTATTACCAACGTCGACGCGGCCCTGTTATTCAACAAGGAAATAAGTGAAAATCTACAAGCTAACGACGGCAAAGTTCGGAGCTCTCGTGAAGGAGTTCGGGCTGGCCCCGGGTAGTCTGTTCCCGCTTGAGTTCGGCAACCAGGGAAGAATAATCAACGCGATGCTTTACGATTATTGGCACGGCAATGGATATAAGCTGGACATGTTGACAGGAAGTTTTGTAGAAGATAAGACAACAACCCCAACGAAAGGAACCCCACAATGCAATCAACCAGACTCACGAAAGGAGACCTGACCGAACGGTACAGGCAACTAGCAGGAGAGGTCGTCGTGCAGATGATCTCAGATATTAAACTACTGAACCGAAGGAGAATCCTGTCCGGCTTAGTACAGATCGCCAAGCCAGTACGCACTGCCTGGCAGGGTGACGGATACAAAACGTATACGGAGTCCGAGGAATTAGTGCGCGCGGTACGCGGGGAACCCATGGCTACATGGCTTATGGTCGCCGGGGCCAATGTGGATCACCGCGACGTAGTCCGGCGCCTGGAGAAGTTGACCCCTGAGAAGTGCATTGAGAACGAGCACAGGAAGTTCCATCAGTCCAGGAAGGGGAACCGATGAAGATCGACGACTACAAGTGCGCGGTCCCAAACGAACTAAAGAAACTGGCAGAACAGTTCCAGGTCGAGAAGTGCTGGATATTTCCTGACAAGGTTTGGCAAGTGATCGTGGAGATGCGCGGGACTACTTGGCGGAACATGTGGGGAAGGCAGTACAAATGAACCCGGACTCTTACGGACCACCGCGGGACAACGAGGCTGAGTGGGCAGTGCTGTCAGCATGCTTCACTGACCCCGAGATCCTGGAGCGCAACAAGGCTGAGATCCTGGACCCACACAACTACTACCAACCAGTAGCCCGGTGCGTCGCCCGGGGGCTCAGGGACGGTGTGCCACCTGACGCTGTCGCCATGGGTGAGTTTGTGGCGAAGGAACACCAGAAGTATGTGCACGAATTCAGCCTGAAGATTATGTCTGGATCGATCACGTCCGCGTCGAAGATGGACTATTGGTTGCCCAGGTTGCGGAAGACTACGCGGATGCGGAACATGCACACAGCTGCGCTCAAGGCGCTCGGTGCGATGGAAGAACAGGACGCGTGCCCGGAAGATATTAGGAACATCCTGGCCGGGGCCAGCAAGCCATGGGGCAGTGGGAACCTTCCGCTGATCATGGAGGCTGGGGCCCTGGACGAATTGCCGATTGAGAAGCCGGAGGAGATTATTTACGGAGCCCTGCACCGCGGTTGCAAGATGGTGCTAGGCGGGACCAGCAAGAGCATGAAGACCTGGACGCTGTTGCAGTTGGCGATATGCGTAGCGTCGGGCACAAAGTTTTGGGAGATGCCTACCCGCAAGACGCGAGTGCTGTTCATTAACTTTGAGATCCAGCAGTACTCGTTCCGGGAGCGGATTAGATCCGTATGCAGGGCGATGGGCATCCAGATCCCTAGCGACCAGTTGTTTGTTTGGAATCTGCGCGGACACTCGGCGGACCTGAGCGCGTTGCGGCCCAAGATAATCGACCAGCTAAGGATCGGAGAGTTTGGGCTGATTTGCTTCGACCCGATCTACAAGTTGTACGGAGAGAGAGATGAAAATTCAGCCGGGGAAATGGCTACGTTAATGAACGAGGTGGACAGCATTGCAGTGGAGACAAACGCGAGCGTCGTGTTCGGGCATCACTTCAGCAAGGGCCACGGCAACAGGGCCGGGTTTGACAAGATGTCAGGCAGTACAGTATTCGCCCGGGACCCGGACAGTATATTCGTCATGCATCCTCACAAGGAAGAGAATGTTTTAATCGTTGAGCCGACGATGAGAGACTTTTCTCCGATCGATCCGTTCTGTGTGCAGTGGGAATTTCCGCTGATGAAACGCACAGCAGAATTTAATCCGGACGACGCGCGACCAACCGAAGGATCGAAGAAGGCATACGAGGATGAGGAAGTGATGGCATGCGTTGACAAGGAGAAAGGATCTTCATTCAAGGATGTGTGGGAGAAGGCAGATCCTGCGATGGGAATTCCGCGGGGAACACTCTCAAGATATCTCACGCGCCTGGTGAAGTCCGGCAAGTTGCTGAAAGATAAAACGCAGTTCGGCGAGGTTTACCGCGTTCCGACGCCAGGTTTTTAGAAAAAGTATTTCATTCAATATCAACAACTTACGCATTGTATTGAAAATACTTGTAGACATAACCCAGCGGATGGGTTAAATTCTAACCATGAGCAACACAGCAACACAAACAACGACGGAAACCTTGGCAATCGAAATCCTAACCCCCATTGCAGAGTTTTGTGGAGTCTTGATACATGAAGGAGAAAATGGATCGTATTACTTCTTCGACAAGGATGGATACAAGCACTGCCGGAACACAAGACTCGCCCCGAAGCAGAGGCTGACCTGGATCAAGAATGACATCAGGTGGTACTCATTCAACCAATGGCTCTAACCCACAACCCCAACCAAGAAAGACCAACCAACATGAGCAACAATAAATGGTACGTAGTAAACAAACGCAACCTAGATTCCAGCGGTCCGTACTCAGCTGCGAACGCGCAGAAGATTGCCGACGACCTGACCCAAAAGACAGAAGACGATTGGGAGGTGCGCGGCCGTGTATTCCCGGTGGACCAATTCGAGCCCCGGGACTAAACCCAAACACAGAAAGACCAACAACCATGACTGAACTAATCCTATTGACCCCATGCGGCATCCTGTGCACCGTGTTTATGTGGAAAATGTACTGGAGGAAACCATGAAGTATTACGCCGAAGAGGAAGGTGAATTAACGTTCGAACAGATGGTCCCGGGCAAGTATTATCGGTCCGGTAACGACTACGGAATCTGCGAGATCAATGAGTACTCCAGCAAAAGGCCCAAGATCTTGAAGTATCTAAACAGATGCGGGAGTTGCATAGGCGGGAACGTCCTGCTGTTCGAGGTCGACATGACCGACAGGCTCCTGGCAGTGCTGAAGGAACGTCGGGATAAGCAGATCGCGTTTATCGATGAGATGGGGACATGGTGAGCCGGGCAATTGAATGCCCTCACTGCCGCGGAGAGGTCCCGGTGGCGTTATTTGCGTCCAGGATCGGCAAGGTGAGGTCGGAGGCTAAGGCTAAGGCATCGATCGCTAATGGTAAGAAGGGTGGGGCGCCTAAAGGGAACAGGAATTGGGCCGGGAAAGAGCTTCCGGTGGCATCGTTTCGACCCATCAAACTGGACTGAAACATAGCCCGAAAGGGCTAGAAACAGTCATTTCGCCCTACTCTGTTAAACCCGGGTTCTACACTGTTTCACCATTTCGATCCCCTTATATATACAGAATGGTGAAACAGACCCCTGTTAGAGCGGGGGACTAAAGTCCCCCCGCTTCGCTTCGCTAGCGGTACCGCTCCAACCGCGGGGTCTTTTCAGTTTTACTATATGCCTTTTCTGTATTGTATTAAGAAAATTAAACTGAAACGGAAAGACTTGCGCGTCGGCCTGGATGCAATACGTTCACGAAAGCCAGTTCCTGGGGGTTGGTTGGGGAGTTGGTTGCGACCCTGGAGGGGTGAAAGTGGTTCCAGGGCGCGGGGTTTTCTAACTACCGGGAGGGTTGCATGTGGCAGACGAAGCTAAAATTAAATCGATCATCGCTGAGAACGTTAAGCTCAAGTCAGCATGCTCATCGTTCTGGAAGTTGCTTACCAATTGCAACAGGAAGTGCAGTGACGAAGTTGGGGAGACACTAGTCAATGAATGCATCTGGAAACTCCAGCGACTCGCCAACTACTACGAGTCCAAAGGATCTAGTCTCTAGCCCCATCCGGGAACCTGACCATGTTCATGGTCATGCTCCAAGGCAAAAGAAGAGGCGCATGAAGTTGCGCGTTCCCGAAAAGAAAATCGAGAAGGTGGATGAGAAGCGCCTGGACAAAGAGCGCAGGCTCATGAATGAAGTTCCGAACTACATCCCGGACGTTGTTATCGGCGTCAAGGGATTCCCAAAGATTACCGACGAGCATCTCACAATTGTCGAGACCGCACTCAGCAAAGGTTTCCCATATGCAATGATTGCGGACCTATTAGGAATCGCAAAGTCCACATTATCAAGATATCTCACCGCCAACCCCCACATTGTGGAACGCTTAAAAAAAGCAGAGTCGCTCCACATCACCCGCGCGCTGGAAGTCATTGACAGGGCGGCAGAAAAGGGGACCTGGCAAGCGGCTGCATGGCGCATCGAGCGCAGGGCCCAGGAGCATTTCGGTCAGCAGTCCAGGGTCCAGGTTGGAGGAGCAGTAGCGAACGTGCATTTTACCGCGGCCGACGCGGCGCTCCTGGTCAACGCGAACAAAATTAAGTATGCTGGGAAGTCGCAATCGAAGACCGTTTCCGAGCCGAATTCAGTACAAGACTCATTGTGCGACAAATGAAACGACCAATATTAGAATTATATTACATGGGGTTTGGGAGTCAATAAAATTGTGGAGACGACGCCCCAAACAATCGTGACCCCCCACGACACCCCCCCCGGGGGGCCCCCCACCCGCGCGCGCGCGCGCGCGACCCCCCACAGAAATTCGGCTAAAAATAAAAAGGGGTCATCGAAACCCGGCCCGGCATCGAAGGTTGACGAACAAGCTACCCCGGCAGGATTCGCGGAGGGTGTGCTCAGATTGAATCTATACCCCTGGCAAAAGGAGGTCATGAATAACCTGGCCCCGATCTATAGCCGGGTCGCGCTAGTGGCTGCGAACGGATCTGGCAAGACGTCAAACGTCATCGCCCCGGCCCTGGTCTGGCACATGGTATGCTTTGAGGAGTCTTTGTCGGTCGTTACCGCGTCAGTCTATCGCCAGGTCGAATCTGTGCTCTGGCCTGCGATTAAAGCCCTTTTAAGGCCCTTCGGGGACATGGTTGAGGTCACCAGTGGGGAAATCCGCTTCAAGCACGCCTCGGGGCGTATAAGCCGAATTTTGGGGTTTACAGCAGGCAATGACAACGAGTCAGCAGGCCGGGCGGAAGGTTTCCACGCTGCAAACCATGAAACCGCTCCCCTCATGTACGTTGTTGACGAAGCCAAGACCGTCCAGGACCCGATCTACGTTTCAGTGTTTCGATGCCAACCAACCCGCCTCCTGGTCGCCAGTTCGCCCGGGGCCCCGGTGGGTCAGTTCTACCGATGCTTCACAAAGGAAGCAGATCTGTGGAAAAAGACCCGGGCAACTGCCTGGGACTGTCCCCACATCAGTCCGCTATACATTTCAGAGATCCAGCAACGGTATGGGGTCAACAGTCCGTTCACTCAGTCCATGCTCAAGGCGGAATTCATGGACCTTGGCGAGGAGCGCCTGGTCGTGAGCCTGGGTAGCTACGACAACTGCGTAAACAACCCACCTGTCCCTAATGGGACAGACAGGGCAGCTGGCATCGACTTTTCCGCGGGTGGCGACGAGAACGTGATCGCGATCCGGGAAGGGAACCGAATCCTCCCACTGATCACATGGCGCGAAAGGGATACGATGGCAACGGTCGGGCGGATCATCATGGAGCTAAAGAAAGCCGGGGTTAAGCCGGAACAAGTATTCGCCGACGCCGGGGGCCTGGGTCTACCAATGTGCGACGCGCTGAACGAAGCCGGGTGGACCGTGAACCGGGTAAACTTTGGTGGCAACGCCAGGGACAGCGACGCCTACCAGAACAGGGGTTCGGAAATGTGGCACAGGCTGGCCCGGAAGATCGACACTTGCGATATCATCCTGCCGGAAGACGATATTCTCAAAAGCCAGCTAGTGACCAGGAGGGCCCAGGCAACGTCCCGCGGAAAGCTGGGCCTGGAGTCGAAAGACGCAATGCGGTCCCGCGGAGTGGCGTCTCCGGACAGGGCCGACGCAGTTGTTATGGCATGCGACAACGCGGGGCTTGACTACGACTTGACAATGGCATACACGCGTCCATCTTTGCTTGAACTAATGAAGCAGGCGTCCGCGGACACAGAAATGTCCGGTTGGGATGCCGGGGGATAAAAGGGGGAATAAAACATGAACTGGAAAACAACTGCAACTGGAGTTTTGTCAATCGTAGTAGCCGTCGCTGGGGCAGCGGTGGAATTTTTGAAGACAGGCAAAGTGCCTGAGCTCGGAACACTCATCGCCGCGATCATCGCCGGGATCGGACTGATCAAGGCCGCCGACGCCAAATAAGATTTTGTGTTTTCGTGGATCGGCGCACTCATCGAATTGCTCAAGGCAATTGTAGGATTGTTCCCCGGGGAACGTGAGCGCAATGAGTCCGCAGCCAAGAAAGAATGGTCTGACGCTCGGAATCGCATCGACGCTTCTTTCAGTGGTAGCGCTTGGTGGATGCGCAACCGTAGGCCCGGTGGTGAGGACGTCGGGGAACGCGGACAGGCTTCTGAACGACCCAAGGTTTGAAGAGGTCACAAGATCTACCCCTAACGTTCAATCCTGGGCATACGACGCAGTACACACAATAAACGATTTAGAATACGAAGTAAGGTCAAGGAACAATGGAACCAATCAATAACGAACTTCATACGCGCATCCTCCGGGATCTGAAGAACCGTGCGACATGGGACGCCCGGCAGAGGCAGTTCTATGAGATGCGCACGTTTGGAATGCGCCGGAAGGTTAAGCCATGGCCCACCGCGGCCGACATGCACGTCGCGCTGATTGATCGTATTATCGAACGTCTCAAACCCAACTACGTCAACTCAGCCCTGGGCAACGACGTCGTCGCCGGATTCGTTCCTATGCGCCAGCAGTTGGCGCCACTCACGGTTACCGCGGAACGCTACTTCGACTACAAGATCCGGGAGCGTACCGCATTCCAATTTGAGATCGTTCGTTTAATTGACGACATGCTTTTGTTCGGTCGCTCCGTCCTCAAGTCCATTTGGGACGAGGGCAAGAAGGAGATCATTTTCCAAGCGATCGATCCGACCAGGTTCATCGTGCCTGACCAGACCGTTGCCCTAGACGACGCCGACTACCTCTGCCACGTCATGGTCCTGTCAGTTGACCAGTACAAGCGCGTCGCGGCCTACAACCAGGACGAAGACTTTATCAAAAGAATTGCCGGACGCGGGACTAAGTTTGAGGGGATCAATACCGAAAAAGAACAAGCCGTTTACCAACGTGAAGGCATCACCTACGACTCTCGCCCGGACCGGATTATCCTTTGGGAGATCTACACCAGGAACGAAGACGACGAGTGGAATGTTTGTACATACTCGCCCCTGGCAACGACCGAGGCAGTGCGTGAAGATTTCGTGCTTCCCTACAAGCACAAGCAGTGTCCTTTCACAGAGTTTAGCTATGAGTTGACCAACGGTGGATTCTATTCGTCACGCGGGGTCGCCGAGATCCTGGCTGCGAATGAGATGACCCTGGCGAAGCTGAAAAACTCCATGCTCGACTTTTTGGAACTGGCAAACCGTCCACTGTTCCAGGCAGACAATCCTGTCTCTCTCAACATGGCGAATCTCAAGATGCAACCTGGACAGATCCTGCCCCAGGGCATTAAGCCTGTTCAGATGACAACACCTCCGATGGACTTCATGCGCGTCATGTACGACGAGCGTGCGGAAGCGGAGCAGAGGGTCGGAACGATCGACTTTGGCGTCGGCAACAATCCCGCGGAACCTGGTAGCTCCAGAAAAACAGCAACTGAAATTCAAGCGTTGGTGAACACCGGGTCCGCGGGTGCTGATTTACGCAACCGTCTTTTCCGCATGTCGCTAGGTCGCCTGTTCCGTCAGTGCTGGTCGATCTATCTGCAGTACGACAAGAAGGATCTAAACTTCCGATATGCAGAAGATACCGGGACCGTACCGCCGGAAGCATTGCACGAACAGTATTCGATCATGCCGAAGGGCGGGTACGATTTCCAGACTCGCCAGTTCCAGCTTCAGAAGGCAGTAGCCCGGATGCAACTGCTCGGTCAGTCTCCGTTCATCAACCAGGCTGAACTTGTTAAGTCTGTGCTCGAGCTCGACGACCCGAGCTTGGTACGTCGCCTGGTCCAGGACCCGATGATGAACCAACAGGAGCAGAGAGAAGAGCAGGCGAAGGAACTCGCCGCGATGATGACGACCGCATTCCCGATTGCGATCAAACCGACCGACGATCACCGGGCCCATCTTGAGATCATCTTTGACTTTCAGCAGGCGGCCGAAAAAGGATTCCGCCAGGTTGACCAGGCTACAGCACAGGCGATTGGTCAGCACTTGGATCAGCACTTGCAGGCGTTGGAACAGATCGATCCGAACACTGCCAGGGCAATTACTGCCGAGCTCAAGAAAATGAACAGGGCGAAACAGCAACAGCAGGAACAATTGCAAGGCGCGCAGGGGCAACTACCACCCCCGGAAATGGCTGGACAGATGCCAGGAAACATGCAACAACCGATGGTGTGAGCGAAACGTCGAAAATATTTGAAATAAACCTAGGCAAGGCTGCGGACGGAAAAGTAAAAATACTTTTAGATTACTCAAACGTAAGCCAAAAATTTATTGGCTCGCACCTTGAGCAAGGGGTCGCATATGAGGGCGAACTATTCGCCCTAATGCTCAAAAAGCTAAAACGTGGAGACACGTTTCTTGATATTGGTGCCCACGTTGGATTCTTCAGCGTGATCGCAGCGAAGTTGGTCGGAGAATCCGGATCGGTCTATTCGTTTGAGATGAACCCAGAAAACTACTCAAGACTTATAACGAATGCCGGACTGAATGACTTTAAGAACATAAGGCCCCACAATTGGGCCGTGTCCGACGACTCGAAACCAATATACTTTTGGCTTAACCAGGATAACGACGGTGGTCACTCTCTATGGGATTGCGGGAAGCATAGTTTTAACGAGAAGAGCAGGGTCTTGCCACAAAAGATGGTTTCCTATTCGATAGCCTTGGATCATTATGATTCTTTTGATAAAGTTCATTTTATCAAGATGGACGTTGAGGGAGCAGAGGTCCTGGCGCTGAACGGAATGATTGAGCTTCTCAAAAAGAATCTTCCAATTGTAGCGCTTGAGATAAACAATTTCGGGCTAGCCCAAATGGGACATAGCTACCGCGACGTCCGGGAGGTCATGGGAAAGATTGGGTACAGATGTTGGTTGATTGAAGATCAGGACCCGAAAGAGATATCAATGGACGAAGAGCCCAAGTTTGAGAGTGTATACAACTTGTGTTTTTCGACGGAAAGCATTCTATGACAAGACTAAGGGCAATTCTAAACTTTATACGCTTTACCAAGTGGGTCGACGAGCCGGAGTGGACCGGGGACGACGCAAGGGCCCTGGGAAGTTTCATGAGATCCGAGCATGGGGTCCGGTTCGCGGCGATCCTTAGAAACATGACAATTCGACAGGATTCTAGCGCAGTTCAAAAAGGCGACTTGACAGCGTGTGGATTCGCAATAGGTTTCCGATCTGCAGTGGCAGTAATCGATTCCCTTGGAATTGATGCCACTCATCCCGCGGGAGGGGCAGACGACTAGAGGTTGCCCGCGGAGTACAAAGACTAGTCACAATCCCGCCCGGGATCGTTAACCATTCCGGGGCTGGAGTAAAGGGGTTAGCATGGGTGATGGAATAGAACTGACAGCGGAGTCGTTACGCAGAGCAGCCATGATTGAGGATGGGATTATCCCTCCAGATAAAGTGGAAGCAAAACCGGAGACGGCACCAACGTCGGAACCAGTGGAGAAGACCGAGTCGAATCCCACGTCGACGACAGAACCTAAAACAGAAAATTCGCCTTCTACGACCGAAGTCGTGGACAAAAAAGGTGATAGTTCTTTAACAACGACAGAGTCTGAGAGTCCGGTTGAGTCATCCGACAAGGCCAAGGAACCCAGCAAGTACGAGAAGCTAAAGAATCGCCAGCAGAAGGAATGGGATGCCATTCAACAAGCAAAGGCGGAAGCTAAGGCCGAAAAGGAACGCTTGGAACGTGAGCGCCAGGAATTCATGCGCGAGCGTGAAGAGGCACGGAAGGCAGACCAGGAGAGACCAGTAGGCAAGTTCGACGCGACCGACTACCGAAACGCTGCGAAGCAGTTCCGGGAAGAGGGTCGAGAGGACCTGGCCGAGCAGGCCGACAAGAGAGCTCAAGAGGTTGAAAGGTACGAGGTACAATCTCAAGAGAGAAAAGTTAAGGAGATGGGCGAGAAGGCTTGGAACGAGAATCTGAACAGATTGGTTGATAAGCATCCAGATCTGAAGGATTCAAATTCAAGCCTGCATAAAAAAGTAGCAGAACTACTTAACTCGAAAGCAGTCCTTCGCCAGTATCCTGACGGCATCGTCGATGCAGTCGAGATCGCACAGCTTGCTCTGAAAACGGATAACTCAACCGGATTAGCAGATGAAGTCGAAAAGCTCCGCAAAGAAAATGCGGAGTTCAAAAAACGTTTACAACCTGGAGTTGGTTCACCGTCAACCCCGGCGCCCAAGAAGCAGTTTAAGGATTTATCCTCTGCAGAACAAGGTGCCGAACTTCGCCGAATGGCGATGGAATTTGACGACGCTAATTAGGGTTTAGACAACAGGAGATAAAATTATATGGCACTAGTAACCTCTGGCTCGCTCGCAGCGGCCTACCAGGAGTACTTCTCGAAAGAGTTGCTCCAACGTCAATTGCCCATCTTGCAGATGGAACAATTTGGAATGAAAGCCGCGCTTCCCCGGAAGAACGGCAACAAGCAGATTCGCTTCTTCCGTTATGACAACCCGAGCATTAGCTCGATCATCGAAGTAACGTCGGAAGGCACAAACCCTGGATCGAACGAACGTCAGTTGACCCTGTCGACTGTTGGTGCGACCCTCCAGCAGTTTGCCAGCTTGGTCAAGCTGTCTGATATCTTGCAAGCCACAAACTTGTTTGATTCCATGGCACAGGCCACGACTCAACTCGCAGAAGATCACGCGTTACACGCGGATACATTGGTGCATCGTGTGCTCACGACCGGAACTACCTCCGGAACTGGCACTCTGTCTACCTCGGTCCGCTACGCGCAGAACAGCAACTCGACGGCATTCATCGCCGCGACTGCAGCCAACTCGTCCTTCACGGCACTCGACTTGCTCGATTCCGTGACGTCACTCCGGGTTGACAAGGCTCCTACAATCAAGGGTGGATACATCCTGGTTGCAGATCCTCGTACTGCTCGCTCGATCCTCAATGATGACGACTATATCCAGGCGCATCACTATTCGGGCACGGACAGCTTGCTGAAGGGTGAAGTTGGCGCGTACTACGGAGTGAAGACTCTGTTGTCGCACAACATTCTGTCCTTCGGTTCTGCTTCTGCTAATGCCATCTCTGGCACTGCAGCTGCGGCCTATAACTCCAGCACTGCGCCTTTCTTGGCGAACATTGTGCTCGGCGACCAGGCATTCGGCGTACCTAGCCTCACAGGCGACTCGCCCTATAGCCCCAAGGTTCTGATTGCAGAAGGTCCGGACAAGTCCGACCCTCTGGATTTGGTAACCTCGGTCGCTGTCAAAACGTACTACACCGCGGTTCAGTTGAACGGAGCGTTCTACCGAGTCGTGTTTAGCCGTTCTGAAGTCAGCTAATTAAATGGGCGCGATCGTATTAATGATCGGGCCCGAAGCGAAGGCTCGGGGAGGCAAAAATCTCCCCGGGCCCGAGCCTAAAAGCAAGGGGACAAAAATGGCTAACATGGTAAATATTCCGATCGAGAATCTAACCATCTCGCAAGAGACCGAACAGGCCGAGCCTATGGTTGGCGATATGGTTGAATTGACCGGAGAAGTTGTTGAAATCAAAGAAGGCGTTGCCGTCGTTCGCGTTAGCGAAGCAGAAGGAGAGATTGAAAAAGAATCTCCAGAAGCCGAAACCGAAGGCGAACGTCTCAGGAATGAAGCCGTCAAGATGGACGGTGGGGAAATGATGGAAGACTGATGCCACTCTACGAGTACGAAGACAGGGACACCGGGGGCGTTGTAACGCTCGAGCGTCCGGTAGATGAAAGGGACAACGTCCCAAGTAAACTAAAACGACGCAACTTTCCCTCCAGCTTCAGACTTGTTAACTGTGGTTCAGATCCAGCACATCATCCAGCGGCCATGGACGGTCGCAACATTCTTAAAGGTTATCACGCACTAGAACAAAAACTCGGCTCTAAGTTCCGCCCAAGACATAAAGCCGATACAATCAAACAAGTTTGGGCAAAACATAGGAAATTAGATCCATGAGTCAAATCAACATTCGCCGAGAATTGAAAGCAAAAGGCAAACCTGTCCGGATTAATTCTGGGCTGGAATCTACCGCGATGGAATTCACCACAAACGCAACTACCGGAACATTTATTTCTGGTACTTCGACCCTGGGAATTACCATTAAGCTCAACGGCACTTCGTACAAGATCCCGGTCTACAGCTAATGTCTGCAGACTTAGATCGTTTTGGAGCCAGGAACGGTTTTACCGTTGGCACCACAGGCGTTGCCGGGCAGGCATATTGGGCGATCCAAATGCTGGCCGACACGACCTTCAGCGCTATTGCGGGAGACTTCGATGGCACACTGACAGGCGTGACGATCGGTTCCGGGAACATAATCTACGGACGGTTTAACAGCTTTACTGCTGGAACTGGACGTGTGATCGCCTACAAGGGCTAATTACCTATTAGCAGTCAACCCGCCAAAGGTTCTATCCCTTGGCGGATGATTGCATTGTAATTTTATGCCATCGCTAAGGCTTAACATTGGACTAAACGGCGGAAGAAAACTGCCTTTTGGCGGTGGTGCTGCAGGAATTGGATTCCCACTAACAGTCACTTCATCGTATTACGGACAAATTTCCAGAAATGACATTGATAATACTGGAACTCAAACTGGAACTCCAGGATTCATAGCTGGAAAGTGGTATTATTTAGATAACACTCAATACAACGAAGAAGGACAACCATACGGATTTGGAATAAACATAGGACTAACAACTGGCAATGTTTGGTATTACGAGACTTGGTACTGGGATTCTGGAAGCATTAATTTTGAGGCAATTCAATCAAACGCAAATCCAAGCACAGTTTACACATCATTCCCAACAACAAACTGGATTCAGTACAACGGAGTTGTGCCAGGAACATTTACAACTCAGTAATGAATCACCATCACCGCCGCTTGATGAACCACACCTAGCGTGTTAAACTAAAAAGGACAAATTTATGGGCTGGCAAACACAACGCATTCTTGAAACCGTAGGCACTGCCACAGGCGGAACGCAAAGCATTAACTATAACCTGGAGGCGATTGAGGCCCTAATGGTCACGCTCCAGGCTGACGTTGCTGATGGGCTCAGGCCCCCCAACGCCACAACTGGCGGAACTGGCCCTACCGACTTCACCTCCACCAGCTACGGCACGATTGCAACGGCAAGCACTGGCAGGCTGGGATGCACAATCTTTAATTCTGGCCCAGGCAACCTCCACGTTATGCTGGGTACAGCTACAGCCAGTACATCAGCTTTCAGCGTTAGACTAAGTGCTGGAGACTACTACGAAGTCCCATTCAACTACACTGGATTGATTGGTGGTATCTTTGCCACCGCTGGAACTGCTGAAGTGACGCAGTTGAGCTAGGAGTAGGCGATGCCTCTCGTTAAGAATCCTAGCAATATTGATAGCTTTTTGTTTTCCACAGGAAGAACGAGAGCATTTCGCGTTGGTCATGCTGGAGCTTATTTTAAGAATACTGGGGTTGGATCTAGTGCTACTGGTGGCAATACTCTTGGATTTAATTTAAGCATAAATGCTGGGTCTGCTGCTGCGGGAACAGCGAAAGTTGGATATTTCGACCCAACCGCAGCACTAATGACAGCAAGCGCAGGAAAGATTGATTACGCTAAAAGAATAAGATTTTCAATTGGTGGAATGATGTACATGGGCAGCACAAACTCTGTTATTAGAATCGTGTTTGGTGGAACTGGAAATTCAACTGACGCTCCAGCTGCTGGCGCAAACGGACTAACAATTAAAGGTTTTGGTGCTGAATTTGCCTTGCAATCAGGCGTGATACAAGCAAGGCTAATTGGGTTTAACTCGGCATATTTAACGCCAACATCCTATACAACTCTTACAAACGGATTTGGCCTTGCCGCATCTGATAATCGTTTCTTTGGTGTTGTAATAGAATCCGATGGGGCTGGGAACATTTATCTTTATGGTGCAGACTCATCTATAAATCCAAACATTAACATTGGGCAAACTCCTCTTCTTACTCTTACTGGTGGCCCAACAAACGACACCAGCACAAATCGATTTGGGCCAGAAATTCAATGTTCAAACAATGCGAGCGTAGCTCCGACAGCAACTCCTTCAGCACTTTTCCAGTCGAACTATTACTTAATAGACGTACAATAATGCCATTCCTTTTCATCGCCATCATGCTCTGCTCCTGCTCGCCAAAGCCAGCGGATAACAATGCACTGCCTCGCTATTCCGACATGGGAGCAGCCACGGACGCTGGTAATGTCAAATGAAACGCATCGCCACATGGATCACAATCCTGGGTTTGCGTTTATTGCTGACGGCAAAAGATTACGCCTGTTTCATGGAGGCGCTGAAGTGTGCCGAGGACAACAACAGGCTTGCAAGGGGGACGAGGTATATCGGTGCAGTAAAGCATCTTCTGTCAGTCAACAGATCGATCAAAAGGATGGTGGCAGACGGCAGGGACCGAGACGAGGTCGTCGGTGCGGTCGTACATCTTGCGGTCAGTCTCAAGTACCTGGAGTCTCGCAATGAGTGAAGACCAGGTCTGGAGCATAGAAATCAAATTGGCCCGAATGGAAGAGCGTCAGGTCCAATTGTACAAAATGGTCGAGACCAGCTTGTCAAACTACGCGGATGTGGTAAATAGAGTTTCTGCCCTGGAACACCTCCGTTCCAGGATATTCGCAATTGCTGGTGTCGCCGGGCTACTGTTTTCTGTTGCCTGGGACCTGGTCAAAAACAGGATAAATCACTAATGGCAACACTTGGCACACAGACAATTAGCACAAGCTACACCCAACTTCTAAAGACGTTTGGTAGCAATATTGTCGACGGAACCATGCGAGCCATTTCCAGTGGCGACGAGGCTGGAGTTTCAGCTCTTCAGATATGCACCACAGGGGCCAAGAGCACCGGAACGTTTGCGGTGGATGGTGCTTCGACGCTCCTGGGCCCGGTCACGTTTGGCTCCAATACCACTCTTTCAACAGGCACAACAACGATAGCTACTGCCAGCATTAGCACTGCTACGATCAGTACCGCAACAATCAGCACTGCTACAATTAGCACGGCAACTATCAGCACAGCAACGATCAGCACTGCTACAATTAGCACAGCCACAATTAGCACTGCTACAATTAGCACTGCCACAATCCCTCTCCAGCTTGGTCCGGTAACATTTGGAACTAACGTGACCATGTCTACCGGGACGACTACGATTGGAACGATTGCTTCCACGACGATCAACAATACTGGACTTGCCACGGTTGGCACGCTTCAAGTTGCAACCAGTAGCACTGGCCCAAAAATAACAAATGTTTCCTATGGCACGTTTGCCTTTACTGGGGCTACAGTTCAGACACACGCTGCTAACGATACCACAACTGGCACATTTGCGTTGCCTTGTCAGCTTGGAGATATTGTGATTGCTTCAATCAATAGCCTTGGATCAACAACTGGAACTGGTGCTTTGATTGCAACAAACTTCTTTCCAATAGCAACGGATGTTGTCGAATACAACATAATCGGAAAAGGCTCAACCGCAGGGACAATTCCTGCAGGAACAATCTTTGCAACCGCAATGAGGTTCACAACCTAATATGGCAAACGTACTCGATCGTAATTTTGACTTCGCAACCAACGGAACGGTCACGGCCGCGGGTCTGCACAACCTTATTGACGAAACCAATATCTATGCCGGGCTAATCTCGACCCAGGAAGAGAGAACGTCGGTAGGTACCGCGGATCTATTGCTTATTGCGAATTCGTCATCGATAGGCAGTCCTCAAATAGCTGCGAATCGGACTACGGTTTACAATCTGTTTGAAGACGCGTTGACTGGTGGGACGTATGCTAGTGCTAATTTTTCCAACAATCTGACATGCGGAACGTCCACGGCCAATGTTCTGTCAGCAAGTACAGCGACAATTGGCACCGCGACCATTACGACCGGAACATATAGCGGAAGAGTAAACAGTTCGCTTGGCACAATTTCAAACTTCACCACAACCCTGGTTGGCGACTTTACAATTAGCAGTGGGACAGGAACCCTGTCGACGAGTGGAGCAACAACTGGAACATATGGTGGCATAGAGTCCGTCCCGGTCATCTCAGTTGACTCGAAGGGAAGAGTGACTACAGTCTCAACTGTCGCAGCCGCTGCTGGCGCGAAGGGTGGCGGAACAGATAAAATCTTTTGGGAGAACGACATAACCGTGACTACTTCATACACAATCTCAACCAACAAAAACGCAGTATCCGCAGGACCGATCACAATCGGAACTGGCACTGTTACAGTGCAAGACGGAAGCGTCTGGACGGTAGTTTAATATGCCCATCTCAATTGACGGAACAGGAACAGTTACAGGCGTAAATATATTGCAAACCGCAGGAGTCCCTGCAGGCGCAATTATGGCGTTTGCTATGAATTCTGCTCCCTCTGGATGGCTTTCTGCAGACGGATCGGCAGTAAGCAGAACAACATACGCAACTTTATTTACTGCAATCGGAACAACTCACGGAACTGGTGATGGAAGTACAACATTTAACGTGCCAGACTTGCAAGGAATTTTTGTTCGAGCCAGCGGATCGCAGACGATTGGCGGAATCACTTACAGCAAAACATTTGCAACAAAAGAGAGTGATGCCCTGCAAGGTCACTGGCATCAGTCTGTTTACACAACCAACGCCAATGTCAACAGTACGTTTGATACAAGGACAGCGAATACGGCTGCAGCGACAACCGACAACAACTCTGTCCGCAGCCCAATAACAGACGGCACTAACGGAACACCACGCACGGCATCCGAAACCCGCCCAGCAAACATTGCATTGCTGCATTGTATTAAAACCTAATTTATGAGCCTCCTAAAAGCAAACTCAGTTCAAATCGGCCAGTCAGCAACTGCCACAAACAACTTCACGCTCTCCGTCCCATCCTCACCCGATGGCACGATTAAGCTGGCGAGGGGCAATAGCGGTGCGACTACGGCTGATATTCTTTCAATCAATGCAAGCGGAGTAATTACTGGATCAACATTTTCTGGTGCGACGATTAACTCATCCACGGTCAATGGTGGCTCAATTACTTCTGGTACTGTTCAAGCCTCAACCAGCGGTACAGCGATTGACTTTACTGGTATTCCGAGCTGGGTGAAGAGGGTTACGGTGATGTTTAATGGTGTTAGCACTAACGGAACTAGCATCATTCAAGTTCAACTTGGTGATTCTGGCGGAATTGAAACCACAGGTTACCTTGGAGCTTTATCAAATTTAACAACAACCTCAAACCTTACAACTGGTATTGGTATTAACGCGGCCTCGGCTGCAAACGTAAGACACGGTTCAATTGTTTTTACAAACGTAACTGGCAATAACTGGGTTGCCAATGGAAACATTGCGCTAAGTGACGCAACGGTTATGACTGTTTGTGCGGGATCAAAACAACTATCCGATACACTTACCCAGGTTCGCATAACCACAGTCAACGGGACAGACACTTTTGACGCTGGCTCGGTAAACATTTTGTACGAAGGATAATTATGAGCATAGGACTAAAAAGCGATTCAAGCGGAACTAGCGGATCTATTGTTATCAATGGAAGCGATGCCGTACTGGTAACGCCTACAGGGATAACGACAGCTTCAATTCAAAATTCCTCTATTACGACAGCAAAGATTGCTGATGGCAACATTACTTATGGCAAGCTTTCCACTTCAGCAACCGAAGCAGATAATGTTGCAAAGCGAACCGCAAAGGCTTGGGTTAATTTTAATGGAACTGGAACAGTTGCAATTAGAGATGATTTTAATGTTAGCTCCATAACAGATAACGGAACTGGTGATTATACGACTAATTTCTCAACACCAATGTCTAATGCAAACTACGCATTTGCAACACATGGAGCTGACACGGCTACTGATGCGTTTATGGGTTCATGGGGTGTTAGTACAAATTTTACACAGACAACAGCATTGATAAGACTTCAGGCGACAAATGATGCTTCTGCTTCTGCATTTGTTCAAGACATATCAACAGCTTGCGTAACAATTTTTGGATCATAACATGAATAAAAGAATTATATATCCGAATGATAATGGTGGGGTAGTTGTTTTAATTCCATCTCCTAACTGGACTGGAACTCTAGAAGAATTGGCATCTAAGGACGTTCCAGCTGGGAAGCCATACAAAATTGTGGATGGCTCAGAAATTCCCTCAGACCGAACTTTCCGCAACGCATGGGAGTACACAGAATGATTACAATTAATCCAGAAAAGGCCAAAGCAATTTGGAAAAACAAATGGCGTGGAGCTAGGGAAAAGATTCTCGAATTGCTTGATATTGAGTTTATGAAAGCCGTTGAAACTGGTAACACAGAGAAGCAGGCTGAAATTGCATCAAAGAAACAAGCCTTGCGTGATGTGACCCAAATCGAGATTGTTGGAAACACTCCAGAAGAGATTAAATCTGTCTGGCCTGATATTCTTAAATGACCCTAACTGAAATCGCCCAATACGCAGGCGAGAAGGTTGGCAAGACCGACGCCGATACGCTTACCTTCTTGCAAAAGTCAGCATCGCTGAACTACAGGCGCGTTTGGAACTTTGCCCCTTGGCGTGAAAGCATCACAAATTCCACATACTCTGTCTCGACGTCGACCAGGACGGTGACTCTTGGATCTCTTGTTGAAAATCCTTTATCTGTAGCCTACGGAGACAGCGAGTTGCTATCTGTAGACCTTCAGACAATTGTGAGCCAGGACGCGGACTTGCTTGACCAGGAAAGGACCGGAACTCCAACTCAATATTATTTCAAGGGCAGAAACACGTCCGGGACCGCAGAGATCGATCTGTACCCACTGCTCAATACGTCCAGCACAACCACGTTGAAGGTAATAGAAAAAGTTGCCTGTGTCACAAGGCAGAATAATGTTGTTGAGTTTCCTCCGAGCTCTTCTGCCCTTACCGACGAATTGCGTCTTCCCCACGTCCAGCACGTTGTCCTGGCGCTTACTCACGCCGACGCATTGGAACGCGAGCGTCAGTACGCAAAGGCTCAAGCGGTTGTGTCGACCGCGAATGCTGACCTGGCGCAGATGGCTCAGTACGAGATGAGCCAGGTCGGAGGAATAAAGGTCATCACACCGTCAAGTTTAGGCGAATACAGCATCACAGACATAGGGGTTTAGTCCGTGCCATATTTCCAGGACAATTTAGACGAAGTCTTGTCCTTCGACGGAATTCGCAATTTTACAGGGGGCCAGGCTAGCGGATTGCAGTCTGATCTGCTTGGCGAAAATCAAGTCCAGCAGTTGTACAACATGACCCTTTCCCCAAAGGGGAATCTTGAGACCAGGGTCGGAACTTCAAGTTTTGCCACCGGGGCGACTAGCGGAACAGGATCTATCGGCGGGATGCGGTACTACGAAACAGGATCAACGTCGCAATTGCTTACCGTGACAAACGGAAGATTCTACAGCATCAATTCAAGCGGGAGTGCGACAATACACCCTGCAGACTCAACATGGATCGCAAACACAAGCCTGTTTGGAACGAGTACACAAAAATGGGCTAACGGATATTCTATTGGTTCTGCCGTCGAAGTGAACATGGCACAATTCAATAACAAGATGTACATAGCCGACGCTGACGGTGATCTGCACTATTGGGACGGAGATATTGTGGTAAGGCAGGCCGGGAAGGTCAGGGCAATCACGATAACCAGTGGTGGCACCGGGTACACAAGCGCAACGGCAATCGTGACAGGACCACAATGGGGCGGACAATTCCCTACGCTTATTACCCAGGTCGCAGGAGGCGTCGTCACAGGCGTGACCGTCGTCGAAGGAGGATCCGGGTATTCCGCAGCCCCAACCGTGACAATTATTGGGAATGGATCTGGAGCCACAGCAACGGCAACAGTTAGTCCGCCACCGCAAAATCTTAGGCTTTTGATCAATACCGAAAACAGGCTTTTTGGGGTTGGATCTGGAGATACCAGGAATACTCTTTACGCGTCGGACATTCTCGATCCTGCCGTATGGGATGCATCAAACAGCATCGTCGTCAACGGAGACGACGGAGATCAGATCACGGCAATTGTCCCATACTATAAAAACAGAATCATCGTATTCAAGAAACGCCGAGTCTTCCAGGTGGACATTCCTAGCGACGCTACAACCGCAGCCGATTGGGTCGTGTCCATCATATCAAATAACACTGGTTGCGTAGCATCCGGGACTGCAGTCCAGGTAAGTAGCGATATCTTGTTTTTATCAGACAACGGAATTCGGTCCCTGGTCCGCTCAGTTGCAGACGACTTTAGCTCGGTGGGGGTTCCAATCTCGGAAGTTGTCAAAGACGTCATCCAAACCATCAACACTGACTCAATCAGAATTTCGACAGCAATTTATTACGACAATAGATATTTTCTTGCAGTTCCCACAGGATCAAACAACACCAACGATACGCTTATAGTTTACAACACTGTGCTCGGGGCATTTGAGGGGACCTGGAGCCCAAAGATTATGCAGTTTGCTCTTGCTAACTTTAACCAGGCCGGAACTAGAGCAATGTTTAAGAAGGTGAACGGAGTTATTGAGCAATATGCTGGTTATAAGTCCCCGGCTGGAACAGTGTCGTCAGATTACCAGGATGCCGGGACAAACTATGACTCCTATGTTCGCACGAAAGATTTTAACTTCGGAGATACGTTTGCTGCCAAATATGGCTCGCATTTCGAGGTCATCTTTGATGATTCCTTCTCAAACAGTGCCAATATTTTTATTCAGAGAGACGTCGATACCGGAGACATTAGCGTTCAGTCCGGTCTGAACATTGCGAGCTCAGTGCTCACATTGGATTTTGTTTTGCCAGCAGTACTCCCGACGTCAGTAAAGAAACGCATTGCAAGCGATCTTCGTAAGTACGAAAAGTGGCGCCTGCTGAATATAAAGATCTCAAGCACTGCAAACAAAATGGCAATTCGGCAGATTGTCGCGGCCGCTAACCCGGACACGATCGAGATCCAGAAGGTAATATGACCGCTATAGAATACATTGAAGCGTCCGGGGTTCCGGAGGGGATGTGGCACAACCTAGCTGATTGGTTTAATTGGTTTGAGAGGCAGGGCATGGTCGGCATCGTCGAGGACTCAAACGGCATCGCCGGGGTGGCTCTAGCCAGGTGCCTTAAAGAGGGCCAGAAGCCTGACCACTACGTTCACTCCGAGGATGGTGACAATGTCTTTGTAGACTTGACGATCTCCTCAAAGGGTGCTATCTCCTTGAGGTGCCTGTTGCTTCTCCTTTGGGAGCGTTTTGGCATTCGTAAACGTATTACGTTTAATCGTTCTGGAAGATACAGGAGTTATGACTATATGAATTTTATGAAAAAGGCAAGGGTCTAATGGGTGGATCACCTTCTATTCCCGCGCCTCCTCCCCCGCCCGATCCGAATGCGGTAGCGCAGGCCAACGCGGCTGCGTACAGGACAAACATTGAGACGTACATGGAGAAGGCTCCTGGCATGGCCGAGCTAGAGAATAAGCTACGGATTCAGTACATGCCACAACAGCGTTCCCTGGAGCGCCAGTTGTCAGCACTTGACCAGCAGGCCGGGGTGCAGGCCGGGATGCAACTTGAGCGCCAGTATGGACCGCAAAGAACTCTTGAAGGATTGCGTAGGGCCTACGAGCAGAGTCCACAGGCTTATGCTTTGAACCGCGGATTAGGGGATCAAATGACCCGCCAGTTCGAGCGTCTTTATGGCACATCGCCTTATGCCTCAGTCGAGCAGAACGTAGCGTTCAATCGCCAACCAGGACCAGTTGATTTCTATGGCACGATTGGCACGAACATTGGTAGTCCAAATTTAACAGTTGGGACTGGCAAATAGTATGAGTTCTAAAACCATACGAGGGGCTTTATCAAGCCAGCCAGCAAGATACAGGGTTAATAAAGATGGGACAATTTCAACTCTTCCTGCTCTAACTGACTTTAAGCAATCAAAAAGCTATCAAGAAGCTGCTAAAAATTATCCATATACAAACATTGCAGACGCTCAAAATGTTGTTTCAAGGCAACAACAAGCCAACATCAAAAACCTCCAAGACACCTACGAAAAGCGTCTTGCCGATGTCACAAGCCAAGAAAATACCCGCAACTCTCTTGCTGCTCAGATTCAAGCATTGACTGCTGGTGGAGGTGGAATGCAAAATCCTAACGCGGGTCCAGCCTTCAACCAAGCCCTATCCCAACTCTCTGCTGGGCGTAACTATGGATCATCCGACCTTGGCACGATGTTGAACTTTCAAGTATCCGATCAGCAGATCGTTGACGACTACAACAACTCAAAGCTATCACGCCTAAACAGCGTAATTGATCGTGGAAACGCTCAGATTGCCGGAATTAGCGAGCGCTTAAAATCTGCAAACGACCTTCTCTCTGGACTCCCGGCTGGCGACGCAAGACGCACATCTTCCGAAGTATTCATCAAGCAACTCAACGATGATCTGAAAAGTGTTACCAATGCGGTAACTGAAGCGCAGGACATGCAGAAGAATTTCACTCCGATCACAATGGACAGTCCGGAGGGGCTGAAGGAAATCACGTCTTTCCGCACTTTCGCACAGTTGCCAGAAGAGCGCGCAGCCCAACAACTTTACCAGATTGATCCGGATTCTTATCGCACCGCGGTTAGCCTGGGTCGGCAGTACAGGGACATGGCAACTCAACCGATCGGGCCCACAACCACTCCAGAGACAGAGCAACTCCGCAGAACGATTGAGGACGAGGCGATCAATCAGCTTCAACTTGGATCTACGATCGGGGCCGAGGAACGTCGCGGGTACGAGCAGGCAATCCGCGGGGCTCAAACTGCCCGGGGAAATATTTTTGGCCTTGGACCAGCAGTGCAGGAGGCCGCGCAGATCGGTGCAGCCGGAGAACAACGTAAGCTGGCTCGGTTCGGAGCCGCGCAACAGTTCCTTGGTTCCGGCGAAACTTCCGGCGCAGCCAGGGCTCGCGATCTATTACTTCGTGAAGGCATCCAGCAGAACAGGCTTGGGGCCGCGGCTGGGTTCATTGCAGGAGGACCTAGCATTGGCAACCTAGCCCAAGCCAGGACAGCACAACAGCAGGGTGCGATGCAGGGCTACATCCAGGCCAATCAAGCGCTACCTGGTGGATTTAACCAGCAACCTTCTACTGCCTCTCCGTTCTACCAGACAGTTGATCAAAGCATTCCTGTCGCACTTACTCAGGCGTTTAATGATCTTTATCGTTCGCAATCCAACTACCAGGCCAGCACATACGGTGCTCAGGTTGGCGCACAGGCCCAGGTTGCTAGCGCGTACTCCACCCCGAACTATATCAACGCGGTTGGTGGTCTGTTTGGAACAGGCGGAGTATTTTGTTGGGTGGCTAGAGAGGTTTATGGAGAAGATAATCCCAAGTGGTTGCAATTTAGGGAGTGGATGCTGACCAAGGCGTCAGACAACCTCAGAAACTTCTACACTGAGTACGGAGAAAGAATTGCGGAATCGATACGCAATAAACCGAAAATCAAATCCATCATCCGCAAGTGGATGGACAGCAAGATAGGATAATTTTATGGCAGGAGCAAGACCATTAATCCCAATGCCGTGGCAGGCGGCTCAGTTTAGGCAGGAAGATGAGCGCCAGGCAGTCGAAGACCAAGACCGCAAATTGCGCGTTGAAATGTTGAAGCAAAAACTCTATCCGGAAGAAGAGGCCAAAAGAGTTGGGCAAGCCCTCATGGCATCAAGCGATCCTGTCGAGCAGGCTGCGCTAATGAATAGACTAGCAGAGACGACAGGAACAAGAGCAGCGCCTGGAACAAGCATTGTAGTTCCAGCCGGACTTCCAGAAGAACTTGTTGACGCATACGTCGATCGCCAGGTCAACAAGGTTAAGTACTACAAAGAAAAGGCGATGATGGAGCAGGACCCCGAGAAGCGCAGAATCATGATGAGCGTAGCTGACGCTG